TAGTTAAATGCTGTAAAGCCAATTAATCCTAAAGCACCGTTAGTATCTTTAATGTGGATTTCTCCGCCATCATTATGCTCAATAACAACTCTGTTACTTGCATCAACACTTGCAACAATGTTTACAAATCCTGCCGCATTAATTGCATCTGCAATTAAGTCTGCATCTCCTGCATTTCCTAATGCTGTTATGCTTAGTGCTTGTCCAGTTGACATAGCCGCTTGTCCAACAATACTTTCTGCAATTTGGAAGCCATATGACTGACTGCTTAACTGTGTTGCTACTGCACTTGATACAATCTTAGTTGAACTTGAACTATTTCTTGCAAAAATTGTAAAATCAAATTCTTCATTTTCTGCTTGTGAAACATGTGCTTTTACATAGACTTGCCCTAGTGCTAATCCTAGTCCACCTGATGCTTTATCTAAATTGTAAATTGCATCGTGGTGTGTCTTATACACTGGAGCTGGTTTGTCTTCCCATAATTTTGTTGTTCCGTTAAACTGCTTAACTTTCATTTGTACACCTAAGTTAGCGTCAGTAATTTTGAACCAAACACTTCCTGTAGGTCTTGATTTTGTATCAGCTGTTTTAAATGCTGGAACTGATGTATGCGGAGCAATTTCAAATGCTGGTGAATAGTAATCACCTGCTGTTAGACCTAGGTCTGCAAGTAATGTACCTGATCCACCTGCCGCTAATCTAATTGCGCCGTCATCGTCTGTTGAACCGTCAACTGTGTTTGAACCATCTCCAAACAAGTTAAGTTTTCCGTCAACTACACTTGCAGTAACACCTGTAATACCTGCCGCGTTTACCTTTGCCACAAACTGTGCAACAGTAGTTTCTGCGCCACCTAACGTAACAGTTGTTCCGTTAATAGCAATACCTTCTCCTGCAACTAGTGTTGGGTTAGCCGCTGTTCCTGTTACTGTTGGCCAACTCTTGACCCAGTCAGCTGTTCCTACTTTTACCCATGCTCCTGAACTGTTTTTATAATATACTTTATTCAATGTAGTAGTTGCAACAACAGCATAATCACCTACTGCACCTACTGCGCCTTTTGGAAATCCTGAACTAACTCCACCTACTTGTTGTGTAACATCAGTAATAACTAAAGGAACTTTGTTAGTGAATGACTGTCCACCAGTAACAGTTACGGCATTGCCGTTCCACTCAAATATTCCGTATTTTGTTAATGCTGTGTCAAACCACCATGTTCCATTAGCTGGATTTGCCGCTGGTGCATTTGCACTTGGCATAAGTTCGTTTAGATCAACATCTGCTCTTACAACAAATGCTCTGTTGCTAACACCCAAATAGGAGTAAGCCGCTTGTAACCCGTATTCGTTAAGTTCTCCTCCGTTTACTGGATTGTTGCTTGCATCTGTTTGGAAGTATGGATCTCCGAACGTATCTGATAAATCTCTTTGTGATGTAATTAAAAATGGTACACCGGCATTTGCCTTAGTTGTACCTCTTGCTGTACCTGTCCCTGCCGCGTTTGCTTTGTCTTGTTTAGACGCAACAAATAGCATTGGAGTAGTACCTGGTTCTGCTGGTGTGTAGAAGCTTTCGTCAATTACGCTAACTTGTACACCTGGTGATATTAAAGCCATTTAAGTTCTCCTGTTATAACAACTGTTAAAAGTATTTATACGATTTCTCCAAAAACATATATCAAAACACCATAGAAAAGGTGGTGCAAAGGGTAGGTAAATACAATATGAGACCTTTGTGCGAATGTGGGTACAGACCCGCGGCTGTAAACTATAAAAAGAATGGTAAAACATTCTATCGCAAACAATGTGATACATGCTTGCACCATGGAAAGAAGATGTGGGGCATACCAAAGTGGTATCGTGCTGGTTATAGACAATTAGACATTTGTGAAAAATGTAATTTTAGAAGTAACAAACCAGAACAGTTCAATGTTTATCATATAGATGGAGATTTGAACAATACATTACGCAGTAATTTAAAAACAATATGTGCTAACTGCCAACGTGTTATGCAGAAGCAAGGCGTAAAGTGGAAGCAAGGCGACCTTTTACCTGACTTTTAAGATCATCTACAGTGCCTTCATTATATATATTAAAATCAAATTGAGCTTTAGCCCATCGCCATTCACTAGGATGTACATCAGTAGGTTCTAAGCCAAGATCTTGATATTGCCTAAACCACAAAGGATCTGGGCCACGCTTTACACACCATACTTTCCCGCCCATACTTTTGATTACTTCTACTTCATTTTCAAAGCGTACATCAGGAATAACAAAATTTTTATCAGGATTATCAATAATTTTCTTTTTTACAAAACTTACCCACACACCGTCATAGAAGCCATTACGCATACAATCTGTACCAAACTCTTGTAATACTAATCTTGGTGTAATTTTACGTCCTGTTTCTTCAGTCCAAAATTTATCTTCTTGTTCACGCCAATAACGGCTATCTGGTGTTTCACCTTCAAGCATATCGCGTGGCCAATCAAACAGTACGCTTACTGCATCTTTAAGTTTATCTGCAAATGAAATTTTTTCGAATTTATGTTCTTCTACAAGAACATCTGCTACTGTACCTTTACCACTACCGATTAAGCCACAAATTCCAATTATCAAGTTGATCTCCTAAGTTATAACGTATAGTATACTTTATAATTTAGCAGTTGTCAAGTGTTTTTTAGCCAATTGTGAAGCCGTAGCCGACGCCGCCTGCTACCGCAAGTGATACATCAGCTTCAAGTTTTTCCATTTCTGCTTGTGCTTCAGCTTTTAGAGCATCACCGTTAAGAGTTGATCCACCTTGTGGGCCTGCAATAGTTGCAAATTTACTACGAGCTTCGCCTAGCATATATTTGCACTTAGCAAGTGTATAATCTTTGATCCATTGTACAGCCATATAATCATCTAATAACTGGAAGTCAGGTCTATGATTATAACATTGAAGTAATATTTCTTCTTCTGCTCTTGGTCGTTGTAAAAGTGTTAATTGTTTAGTTGCTCTGTTCCATTTGAATTCAATAAATGATCCAAACATACGTCCTACTAATTCTTGATAACCTGCAAATGCATTATAAGTTGCAAGGCCACCCATGTTAGAGCTTGCTAAAAGATATGTGTTTGTATAAGCTAAGTTGAAAGGCTCAAATAATGTTCCGCCATCTCCACCACCTGTACGTGATCCAATTGATCTTCTAAATATCTTACGTACTTCCATTACTTCATTAGGTAATACATAATCGTTTTGATCAATTACTGTAGGTAGAAATACATATGATTCTTCAACACTATTTTCGCTACGCTGTCTAAACTTAGTAAATGCTGTATTTAGAGCACTTTCGTAATGGTCAGGATCGAGTTCAACGTCGATCATACCGCCGCCGAGGCTAAGTTCAACGTACTTGAAAACTTCTTGTTTTTTAGTGTTTATATTTGTTGACATATATCTTCTCCGTACAATGTATTTATGCGAACGATAAATACTATTACTATGCCAAGACTAAGTTTATACAAACCCGAAAAGGGAAATGATTACAGGTTTTTAGATAAGCAGATCACCGAGATGTTTACAGTTGGTGGTACTGATGTGTTTGTACACAAGTATTTAGGACCTAAAAATCCTGATGAAGCAAGTGCTACTGCTGATCAACCTCAGTATGATGCAGTAAAAGAAACAAATATTCAGGACATGTTATTCATGGAAAACAGAGATCGTAAATACGATCCTGACATTTATACTATGCGTGGAATTTACAGTGTAAGTGATGTCGATTTTGATATGAGTCAATTTGGTTTGTTTTTACAGAATGATATTATCTTTATGACCATACCAATCAATGCTAGTGTTAAAACTCTTGGTAGAAAAATAATGAGCGGTGATGTAATAGAATTACCACATCTAAAAGACGAAAATGCACTTAATGATTACAGTGTAGCCCTTAAACGTTTTTATGTTGTTGAAGATGTTAATAGAGCTAGTGAAGGTTTTTCACAGACTTGGTACCCTCATTTATATAGAATTAAAATGAAGCAAATTCTTGACAGTCAAGAGTTTAAAGAAATACTTGATTTGCCTGCACAAGAAGGTAGTACACAATCGTTGCGTGATGTACTTTCTACATACGAAAAAGAAATGCAAGTCAACGATGCAATTATTTCACAAGCTGAAGCAGATGCACCTAAATCAGGTTACGATACAAGTCATTTGTATACTCTACAGGTTGATGATAGAGGTGTGCCTGAATTGGTTACTACTGATGCAACAGACCTTGATGCCAGTACACAAGGAGAACTTGCAGATAGAGTCAATCAAACACCAGAACGTGAAGGATATACAGGATATATTATAGGAGATGGACTTGCTCCAAATGGAGAAGCCTTTGGAAGTGGTATAAGTTTCCCCACTACATCTGTTGAAGGTGATTATTGGTTAAGAGTTGATATGTTTCCTAATAGATTGTTTAGATATGACGGAAGAAGATGGGTTAAAATGGAAGACAATGTAAGAATGCCGTTAACTAATAAGGCAGAAAAACAAACTCAAAAAGGTACATTTGTGAATAATACAAAAGAATCTACTATAGGTGGCGAAACTGTCAAAGAAAGACAGGGTCTTAGCCAAGCACTCAAAGCTAAGGCAGATAATTAATGCAACACTTTTATGACGGACAAATAAGAAGATATATTACACAGTTAGTTCGACTGTTTAGTAATTTTTCATACAAAGACGGTGACGATAAAGTTGTACGTGTGCCTGTTATGTATGGTGACATAACACGTCAAGTCGGTCATATTTTAAAAGATAATTCAGAAAATAAAATTCCAAGTGCACCGCGTATGGCTGTATATATTACAGGACTAGAACAGGATAGAACAAGAACTAGTGACAGTTCTTTTGTAAGTAAAGTGAATATTAGAGAACGTGCATATGACTCTAATAATAAAGAATATTTAAACACACAGGGAAAAAATTATACTGTTGAACGTATTATGCCTAGTCCATATACACTACAAATAAATGTAGATATTTGGTCAACAAACACAGACCAAAAACTACAAATTATGGAGCAACTTTTAATGTTGTTTAATCCTAGTCTAGAAATACAAACAACTGATAACTATGTAGACTGGAGTAGTCTAACTGTTGTTGAACTGACAAGTATGAATTTTAGTTCAAGATCTATACCTATTGGGACAGAAAGTGAAATTGATGTAGCACAATTAAGTTTTGCAACACCAATTTATATTAATCTTCCTGCCAAAGTTAAGAAACTTGGTGTAATCACAAGTGTTGTGATGAGTATATTTGACGAAAGTGCAGGAACAATTAGTCTAGGAAATAGTGTTCCTGAACTAAAAGCATACAGCGATAGTCCAAAAGAACGTCCTGCAATGAATAAAGAGAAAAATAGAACTCAACGTGATGGTATAAATGTTGATGTAACAACATATAAGGATTATGATCTAATAGTTATGAATAATGTTGCACAATTAGTAGACAGAGGCACAGCTGGTACAGTTCGTTGGGATAAAGTAATTGATGTGTTGCCTGGACAATATCGTGCGGGACTATCTCAACTTCAATTACAAAGAGTAACTCTACCAGGAGAAACAGGCGGAATGAGTGTAAATGGAACAATTACAATTAATAGTTTAGATGAAACACAATTAATTGTTGATTGGGATGTAGATACTATACCTACAAATACAAATTTACCTTCACCTGCTGGTAGAAATAATCAAGGATCTATTGATTTTATTATTGATCCTGGTAAGTATAATCCTACAACTGCAAAAACGCCAGGTATTAGATTACTGTTATTAGGTGCAATCAATACTAGTCCTAATGTAGGCGGACTTATGGATTTTGGTCAAGATCCAAGTGATGGAAGTAGTAAAGATCCATACGATGGTCCAGATGCATGGAAGAATAATGACGGCACAGACTTTGTTGCAAATGAAAATGATATTGTAGAATGGGACGGCGGGCAATGGAATGTTGTGTTTGATGCAAGTGCAGATCCTGGTACATCTACAAAATATGTTACCAACCTAAATACAGGTGTGCAATATAGGTGGACTGGCTCAGAATGGATACTTTCATTCGAAGGCGAATACCGAAAAGGAACCTGGCGCCTATCACTTTAAAATAAGTACTTGCATGAGTCAAGAAATTATTTGTAGTGGTGCATTATTTTATTCAATTAAAACGCAACGTTTTTTGTTACTACATCGTGCCCAAAGCAAACAAAAAAATGTATGGGGGTTAGTAGGTGGTACAAATGGTAAAAACGAATCACCTTGGCCTGCATTACAAAGAGAAATACACGAAGAGATAGGTGAAGTTCCTAATATTGTAAAAACTATTCCGTTAGAATCTTTTATTAGTACGGACGATAAGTTTAGTTTTCATACATATCTTGTTATTGTAAAGGAAGAATTTTTACCTATGTTAAATAATGAGCATGACGGTTATGCTTGGGTAAGTTATGGTAAATGGCCAAAACCTTTACACATGGGATTACGTAATACATTACAAAGTAAAACAAATCAAACTAAATTTGAGACAGTTTTTAGTCTTATAGGATATTTGGAAAATGAAACAACTTAGAAATATTACAATAGTAGGGGGAGGATCCGCGGCATGGCTGGCGGCCTCATATATTCAAAATAACTTTTGGGATTTACCATTAACAATTATTGATAAAGAGGTAGGTAATCCTATTGGTGTAGGCGAAGCTACTGTATTAACATTCCCACAATTTCTAAGACAGTGTGGATTACATTTACCAGAATGGTTTAGAAAAGTAGATGGTACATACAAAGCAGGTATTGATTTTCCTGGTTGGAGGAATCCTGAAGGCAGTGTATGGCATCCTTTTTATTTAAATAGAAGTTATTTCGATAAGGCATGTACACAATACGATTTATGGGCGACCAAACAAGATTTAGATTTTAAGAAGGCGGCACTTCCTACATTCAATACAACAATGAATAACAAGTTGGATATGTGGGGAGCATTTGAAACACTTGCTTATCATATAGATGCAGGAAAATTAGTAACTGCATTGCAAGAACATTGCCAAGGAAAAGTAAATATAATTAAAAGTGACGTAGTTGGTGTAAACAAAGATAATGATGGTAATATTACAAGTTTAGATTTAAAGAACGGCTTGAAACACGAGTCGGATTTTTATATTGATTGTACCGGCTTCGCATCTATACTAAAAAAAGCAAAGCGTATAGAGCTATTAGGTGAAGGTAGATTATTTACAAATACTGCTGTTGCAGGACATGTACCTTACAAAGACAAAGAAAAAGAATGTGTGCCTTATGTAAGCTGTCCAGCTGTTGATCACGGTTGGATTTGGAAAATTCCTACACAAGCACGTTTTGGAAGTGGTATGGTTTTCAACAAAGATATCACAGATATAGATACAGCAAAACAATATTTTTGTGATCATTGGGAAGGAAGAATTAAACCAGAAGATCTAAAAGTAATTGATTGGGTGCCTTATTATAGTGAAAATTTTTGGGAGAAAAATGTTGTAAGTATCGGCCTAAGTGGAGGCTTCATTGAACCATTAGAGTCAACAGGACTTGCCAGCATGACAACAGGTGTTCAAAAACTAGCCGCACGTATTCCACAATATGCTTACAGTGAAAGAGATATCAAAGGTTATAATGAAGAAATGGGCTATTGGTACGAAGATGCTGTTGACTTTATTAACAGTCATTATGCTGACAGCAAATGGGACACACCTTTTTGGAATTTTGTAAAAGAAACACATGTCAAATCAAACAAACATCTATGGTACGAAGCATGGTTAAAAGATCCTACTAAAAAGTTTTATTCTAATGTCGACTCAATGACACTATTTCATTCTCCTAATTGGCAGTTATGGTTAATTCAAATGGGATATCCTGTAAAGAAAGATCTCAGTTATTTGAATCCTATGGAAATTGACTTCATGATAACACAATTTTTAGCCGCAGAAGATATTAGAATGTGTTCTAGTATCAGCCATCAAGATGCTATTAAAAGCACTAATATGGGTACTGACTGGTGGCAACGCTATGCGGCACGTGGTGACGGAGGATCGTTAGTATGAAAATAGTTATTGTTGGTGGTGGTACAGCAGGCTGGCTTGCCGCACTTATGATTAGCAAAATCAGGCCAGAACATAGTGTAACTTGTATTGAAAGTAGCAAGATTGGTATTATAGGTGCAGGTGAAGGATCAACAGGATCACTTACAAATATTGTACAAAACGAAATGTTTGACTTTGGTTGTGATGAACAAGACTTTATAAAAGAATGTGATGCAACAATTAAACTAGGTATCAAACATATTGGATGGAACAAAGATCCAAAAAAGTTTTATTATGGTCCAATCGACGGAACTCCTACAAGTAATGATCGTTGTGATATTGTTTTCCAACATGCATTAGGATTTAGAGATCAAGATTACTTGCATCTTGCTACCGAACTAGGGTATAAAATACATCATAACAAGAA